TAAATGCTAGTCTTGTTGCTAGACCCTATGGGGAAGTGTTTCAAATAAAAGAAAGATTTACTCTTACAGATGGCGCACACGAACAGTTTTATACTTTTCCATTAAGGTTCACAGAAAAAACAGACTTAGAAATGAGGGCGTTTTCTTCCTCTGGGTCTGTTGACTTTAATGTTTCTGCGTCAATGGAATTTGTTTACATTCAAAATGTGGGGCCAATCTAATGCCTAAGATCGACAAGTCCAAGATGAAATGTAACAAACCCAAACGCCAAGTTTCTGGTGGGAAGAAGTTTGTGGTCAAAGCCTGTGACAAGGGCAAAGAAAAGATCGTTCGGTTTGGCGATGCGAACATGACGATTAAAAAATCAAACCCTGAACGACGGAAGTCTTTTCGCGCAAGACACGGATGTGACAAAGGTAACCTCGACAAACTCAAAGCGAGATACTGGTCATGCAAGATGTGGTGAGTGACATGCAACCAAGAACAATACCAAAAGATTTTGAGGAGATGCGAGTGCAGTTTTCGGAATATGCTACTCACCAAGACTACATTATGAAGTCTGTGGACGCACTAGAGACAGATATGAAAGAGGTTAAACGCCTAGTATTCCAAGTTAAGTGGACGATTATTGGCGGTGTTGCAGTTGTTGTAGCTGGTCAAATGGGCTGGATACATTTGTTCTTCGAGTTACTAAAATGAATAGGTCTCAAATGTCAAAACAAGTATCAGACCGTGGATTGTGGGATAATATCCGCGCAAAACGTGAACGGATTGCTAAAGGATCTGGCGAACGTATGAGGAAACCAGGCGAAAAAGGCGCACCGACAGCGGAAGCTATAAAGAAGTCGCAAGGTAAAGCCAAAGGTGGTATGGTGAAATACAAGAACGGCGGCCGTGTAATGGCTGGCCGTGGTGGCGACTGCAAAGGTACATTCTAATGACAACATCTGGTTCACGCGACTTTAACATGGACGTAGGCGAGATCATTGAAGAGGCCTACGAGCGGTGCGGCATTGAAGTCCGCACAGGCTACGATGCCCGTACGGCACGCCGGTCGCTGAACTTGATGTTTGCAGACTGGGCTAACCGCGGATTAAACCTATGGACCGTGAAGCAAGGCACGATCACATTGACGCAGGGTCAGGCGACGGAAACGTTGTCGGCATCTGTTGTTGATGTGTTGGAGCTTGTGCTTCGCCGTGACGGCACGGACTATGAGATCGAGCGCATCAGCCGCGGCGAGTACTCAACTCTTCCGAACAAAACAACGCAGGGTCGGCCGAGCCAGTATTGGTTTAACAAGCAGATCCAGCCCGTTATCAATCTTTGGGCGGTGCCTGAGAACTCAACCGATCAAATCATCTATTACTATGTGGATCGGATTGAGGATGCAGATACTTTGGTAAACACTACGGATATGCCGTTCCGGTTCTACCCATGCATGGTTGCCGGTTTGGCATATTACATCTCGATGAAACGTACTCCTGAGCGTATGCAGTTGTTGAAGGCTGTGTACGAAGAGGAGTTCCAGCGTGCGGCGGATGAGGACGGAGATCGCGTTCCGTTGACGTTGCAACCTGGCAGAGGTTATTTGAGGGTTTAATGGCGTACGCATCTGACAAACACGCATGGGGTATATCTGACCGCTCTGGCTTTCGGTATCGGCTGAAAGACATGAAAAAGGAGTGGACGGGTGCGCTTGTGGGTCCAGATGAATATGAACCCAAACATCCACAGTTGTATCCGCCAAAGGTCGGGCCCGATCCGCAGGCACTACGAAATCCACGACCAGACCAGGCCGAGGCATTGCAGGTATACGTCGATGTTCCGACGGTTGAAGCACCAAACCTGCAGCGTGTTCGGGCGATTGGTAAGGTTGGCAGCGTTACGGTGACGACATGACTATGACATACGGCGAATTAAAGCAGGCTATTCAGGACTATACGGAGAATGACGAGACCACTTTCGTCAACAACCTCCCTTTGTTTATCCGTTTAGCCGAAGAACGCATTCTGAAAAGTGTGCAGCTGAACCTGTTCCAAAAGAACCAGTTCGGCAACATGACCAGTGGGAACGAATACTTGGCTGCCCCGTCAGACTTTTTAGCCCCCTACTCACTGAGCATCGACGTCAATGGAAGCAAAGAGTTCTTATTGTTCAAGGACTTAGACTTTGTTCAAACATATACTCCAGACGCAACGACTACGGGGCAGCCTCGTTATTATGCACAGTTTGATGTGGATAACTTTATTATCGCACCGACTCCTGATGCAAACTACACGGTGGATATCCACTATTTGTACCGCCCAGCGTCTTTGACGGCTGGATCGGACAGCGGCACAAGCTGGCTTTCTATAAACGCGGAGATAACTTTGCTGTACGGATCTCTCATTGAAGCGTATACTTTCATGAAGGGTCAGCCTGATCTGATGGCCATGTACAACCAGCGTTTTGGTGAAGGTTTGATGCGCTTGAAGAACTTGGGTGAGGCCCAAGAAACGATTGACGAATACCGCTTTGGCTCATTACGGACGGCTAGATCATGATACCAGAGTTAAAGGGCGAAAGTTTAGATTTCAAAGTTGAGGTACACACCACTCAGGGTCGCGGCTTTACGCCGGAAGAAATCGCAGAACGGTGTGCAGATAAAATCATCTCTGTCTCTGACGAGGCGCATCCTGCAATTCAAGCGCAGGCTCGTGCGTTTCGGAAGCGTATCGTACAGTTAATTGGGTTTTACTTACGAGAAGCTGTAAAAAGTGACAGAACTACGGTATATAATGCACTCACAGACGCAGGCCACCCAGAGCTTGCCGAACTTATAAGGAGACTGTGATATGGCCTTTACAGGTAACTACATGTGCACCTCGTTCAAGAAAGAACTCTTGTTCGGCGCACACGACTTTGCAAACGGAGCGGACACGTTCAAGATTGCGTTGTACACTTCGTCGGCAACGCTAGATGCGTCAACGACTGCGTATTCTGCAACCAACGAAGCGAGCGGCACAGGATATACGGCGGCAGGCAACAGCTTGACCAACGTAGATCCGACCTCTTCCGGCACGACTGCGTTGACTGACTTTGCGGACACGACTTGGTCCACCGCTACGATCACTGCTCGTGGTGCGTTGATTTACAACAGCACACCAAACACAACGTCGATTGCTTTGACCAACCCATCTGTTGTGGTGTTGGATTTTGGTGCGGATAAGACCTCTACTGCAGGGGACTTTACTATTGTGTTCCCAACTGCGGATGCATCTAACGCCATTATCCGGATTGCATAATGGCTGATGTCATCGTCCCCTTTTCCGGCTGGGGTCGGGGGACGTGGGGTCAACTGTCTTTTGGCGAAGACTCCATTACCAACGCCGGCGCAGCTGGACAGGTAGGCTCGGTAACAGTAGTTGCCGAGGCGAATGTACCTGTCACAGGGCTAGAAGCCACTGCGTCAGTTGGGACGGTGACAGTAAACGCGGATGCAAATGTATTCCCAACGGGGCTACAGGCTACCGGTGAAGTTGGTGTAATCGCCAACGTCATTGGTACGGCCAATGTATATCCTACGGGGGTTGAAGCGACAGGTGCCGTGGGCACTGTGTCGATCACAGGTGACGCGAACGTGCCGGTCACGGGCCTTGAGGCTACCGGTGGTGTTGGTTCGGTCACCGTTACAGCGGATGCGAATGCCCAAGTTACGGGTGTCGCAGGTACAGGGCAGGTAGGAACGGCTACTGTCATTGGTGAGGCCAATGTCCCTGTTACTGGCCTTGAGGCCACGGGAAATGTCGGCACCGTAACCGTAAATGCCGACGCGAACGTCAACGTCACGGGCCTTGAGGCCACCGCGGCGGTTGGCGCAGTCACCACTATTGCAGATGCAAATGTCCCAGCGTCAGGCCTTGAAGCGACCGGTGCGGTCGGTTCGGTTATTGTCGTTCCAAAGACGTTTGCTATTGTAACTGGTGTATCTGGCACTGGGGCAGTTGGGTCGGTAACGACCCGAGCAAACGCAGATGTCAACGTCACCGGAGTGTTTGCTACGGGTGAGGTTGGAACACCTTTGGTTTGGGGACGTATTGTTCCAAATCAAAATCCGAGTTATACTCCAGAGGAACCATTACAATCTCCGTCTTGGGGACAGGAGATCCCGACACAGAGCCCAGGCTTTTTGCCTGAAACACCAACACAATCCCCTGGTTGGTCTGGCGAGACACCCTCGCAGTCCCCAGGATGGACCCGAAAAGTAGCATAGGACACGACCATGCCCAGCACATATACACTGAATAACGGCATCGAACTCATTGGAACAGGCGAACAGTCTGGTACATGGGGCGATACCACGAACACAAACCTGAGCTTGATTGACGTCGCTCTTGACGGCCAGGTTACTGTTACGCTAGCATCTGCTGGCACTTCTGGCTCTCCGAACACGCTTCCAATTAGCGACGGTGCAACGTCCGATGGGCGCAACCGGATGGTTATTTTTGCTGATGGCGGCGACATTGGTGCGACGGCTTATGTTCAGTTGACGCCGAATGACGCGGAAAAAATTATTTACGTTCGTAACTCATTGTCTGGATCGCGCAGCATTATCCTGTTCCAAGGGACGTATAACGCGAGTAACGACTACGAGCTTCCTGCGGGAACGACTGCGGTTATTTACTTTAACGGTGGCGGTGCTGGCGCGGTAGCGGCGAACGTCTTTAATAATGCACATTTCGATGCGATGAATGTTGTGGGTAACGTTGAAATCGGCGGCACGTTGAGCGTAACAGGCGCTGGGCTGACTGTGGATGACAAAGTTTTTGTTGAAGGCGGTAATCCTTACATCGCTATTAATGACACGGATGTAACTGACTTAAATACAATGCTCCGCACACAGTCTGGCGTTGGTTACATCAACACAATAGATGATGCTTATAGCACCATAATCAGAAGATTTAGCGTAGACCATGCTACAGGCGATATCTCCTTCTACGAGGACACAGGCACCACGGCAAAGTTCTTCTGGGATGCGAGTGCTGAGAGTTTGGGCATTGGGACGAGTTCGCCAGAAACTGATCTTTCCGTATCATCTAGTGGTGCGGGGGCAAAAATATTTGTGGGGCGACAAGTAACATCTGGCAATCTTTCCAATACGGCGGCGGGCGGCTCTATCGAATTTGGTTCTGCTGATAGTTCAACGTATACAGAATACTCTGGAGCAGCCATTAAACTTCTTGCAGATCAGAATTGGACAGTAGGTTCTGCTCAAGGCTCTGCGCTTGCGTTTAGTGTAACCGCAGACGGCACAGCGATTTTGTCAGAAGCCATGCGTATCATTAGCTCAGGTAATGTTGGCATTGGGACAGATGCTCCAACAGGTGACTTAGATATTTACCGCTCAACGACTGACCCAGATATTCGCCTTACTCGTGACACAACGCAGTCACGGATTGCCACTTCATCCGCAGGTGGTTTGCGTTTGCAAGCTGACTACGGAAACACTGCTGCCGATAGTTTTATCCAGTTTTCGGTTGATGGCTCGGAAGCCATGCGTATCATCAGCGATGGCAAACTAGGTATTGGGACGATCAGCCCAGCAACAGCCCTTGACGTAGTTGGCACAATCACCAGCGATGGGCTGACTGTGGATGGGGATGTAGAAATTAGCGCTGCAACAGCAGCACTAAAAATGTTTGAAACTGATAGCACGGACTTGAACACATACCTTAGAACAGGTAATGGCGAGTTTAGAATTAATACTGCCGATGATGCAGGTGTTGGAACAGCAGAGCGATTTACTATAGACCACGCCACAGGCGACATCAGCTTCTACGAGGACACAGGCACCACGGCAAAGTTCTTCTGGGATGCAAGTGCTGAGAGACTTGTAATTGGTGACAATACTGTAAGCCCTGCCGCTGATGCAGGTGATCTTGTTGTTGGTGGATCAACTGGCAATAACGGAATTACGATTGGTGCTGCCACAACTGGCACAGGTTCTCTGCGGTTTGCAGACAGTGGCGGCACAGGCCGTGGTATCGTTTTATACGATCATTCAACTGATTACATGGCGTTTCATTCTGCTGGTGGTGAACGCATGCGCATCGACAGCTCAGGCAATGTAGGCATTGGGACGACTTCGCCTAGTGGAAACCTTCATATTTCAGGTTCTGGTGATAGGTCGTTATTGATCACGGGCGGGACTGCTGGGACTACATCTGTGCAAATGGGCGACAGTTCCGATCAAGACGCAGGTGCGATCAAGTATGACAACAGCAACAACTCAATGCAGTTTTTTACTAATGCCTCAGAAGCCATGCGCATCGACAGCGACGGTAAATTACTGGTGGGTAAGACGAGTGATGATAATACCGCTCTTGGATTGGTGGTAAACGCCAATGGTTATACTAAAATTGTCCGAGCATCAGCTACAGCCAATGTAAACACGGTTCTTTCATTAAATCGCCTAACAACGGATGGCGATATTGCAGTGTTCCAAAAAGACGGCACCACTTTGGGGAGTATTGGGGCTAGTAACGATGCTTTGTATATTGGAACAGGTGACACTACTTTAAAATTTGCACCCGCTTCGGATGTAATAGCACCTACTGGCACAAACGGGGCCACTAGAGATGGTGTTATTAGCCTTGGAAATAGCTCAAACCGCTTCGAAGACCTCTTCCTCTCTGGCGGTGTCTACCTCGGCGGCACTGGGGCGTCTAATCTGCTGGATGACTATGAGGAGGGGACTTGGACGCCTGTGCCAGTAGACGCCGCCACTGGTGGGAACGAAGGTTCCGCTTCTCAAAGCAGAGGTATTTATACTAAGGTTGGCAATCTTGTAACCGTAACCGTCTCTCTTGTAAACATAGACACGACAGGCATGACTGCTGGTAACGATTTTAGAGTAGGGGGTTTACCTTTTACAGCACAAAGTTACACAACTCCAAATATGTTTTTTAGTGGAGGTGTTTGGGGGGCTTACATTGCTCATACAGGAACTTTAACAGCTACAGTTGCCGACAATGAAGACACAATTAGGCTCACTGAATTTGGGGATAATGCAAACACGGACACAGTTACTGTAAGTCAAGTAACCAGTGGGACAGCCGACTTGTATTTTAATATCACCTACCGCACAAGCGCATAACCACCCCTGTTGGATTACAGGGTAGTCAGTCCACTGCCATAAAGGAGATAAACGATGGCATTAACAGAACGCACAGTCCAAGACAAAATCGAAATTGTCGGTGACTTCAAGCACATCCAAGTACGCACAGCAACCGTGATTGAACGTGACGGTGTAGAGATCAGCCGATCATTCTCACGCCATGTCGTCGCACCTAACGATGACATCACAGGTGAAAGCGCAGAGGTGCAAGCCATTTGTGCAGCCGTACATACCGACGAAATCAAAGCAGCTTATGCTGCACACTTAGCCGCACAGGAGGTATAACCTATGGCTATCACTTACGACTGGACAATCCCCACCTGCGAACACGACATCGCAACGGGCGGTATTAACGTAGTGCACTGGCGTTGCACTGCATCGGAGACGGTGGGCGAAGATACCTACACCGCGTCATCCTACGGCACAGTGGGCTTGACCCCTGACCCGTCGGCACCTGACTTCACCCCATATGATCAAGTAACCGAAGCGCAAGCGCAAGGTTGGGTCTGGGGTGTCGTCAGCCAAGCTGACACCGAATCTGCTCTCGCTGCAAAAATCGAGAACCAGAAGAACCCCA